AATCCGTTGTTTACGCGCAATTCCGCTGCCTGAACCTCCTGTACAGGGTTCAATAAGCCTTGCGACGGTCCGTTCCATTCCGCGCCGCTGTATGCTTTTCTTATCGAAAGATCGGAAAAAAATCCGGGGGCGATTATGCGCCCTTTTGCGACTGCTTCTGCAAGCCACTCTTCGTAAATCGGTTGGCAAAAGTCTTTTGCAAGCCAATTTCTGTACGCGCTGAACGATTTCCACGCTTCGAGTAACGCGCCGCGCGAAGCACTGTAGGAAGCCGTGAAATTTTTTACAAGCAATTCGTAAGGAATTTCCAACGCCGCGCCGATTTGCCGTGTAATCGCGATTACAAAGCCGTCAAAATTCGCGTTAGGTCTGCCCGGCGATACGGGGTTAGCCGTTTCGCCCTCTTCCAAGTCGATAATTGAGCCGTTGCCGATCTCAATGTCGTTTGCGCTGCTGCTTACTTGCTCGCTTTCGGGGACAACCTCGCCTGTCGGCATACCGTCCCCGCTGTTATCACCCTTTTGTATAAACACCGCAAACATACCGCTTACAACCGCCGCCACAAGCTCTGCGTCCGTATATCGTCCCAACTGCTTTAACGCTTCAATAACAGGCGCTAAAAACGGCACGCCGCGGCGCTGTCCTATGCGCTCACGGTTCATTATGTGCAGGACGTTCCGCCGCCCTGTATGAGCGCCGAACGCTTCAACTCGCACCCATTCGGGCGCTTTGTTTTCCGAGTATGATAAAGGGTGAATATTAAGAATGTGATAAGCAACAGTTTCTCCCGCGTCGTTCGTCTCAACTCCGCCTATAAAATTAGGATCGTACTCTTTGCCGAACGGCGTGCAAAGTCTGTCCGATTCAATGAGCCTTATTCGCAAATCGTAAGGCACGCCCTTTCGCTTTGTCGTTGGCATAAGCGCGATAACATCACCCGATAAAAGCCAATTCATAAATGCGAGCTGTTGCAATTCGGCGAAATTGTCAAACCGTTCAATATCACACGCTTCGGTATCAGCCCACAAAGCAAATTCGCGCTCAATGCTGTTTTCCAATTGCTCCGCCTGTTCCTCCGTCAGTCCTAAATATTCATAGTCGATTTGACTTTTTAGAACAAGTCCCGTCCCGACAACGTTTGTGCGCATTGTCTTTATCGCGCTTGTCGCAAGCGGCACGCCCATATACAGATCGCGCGAGCGTTGGCGCAACGTGGACAAATTTTCTTGAATATCCTCGTTTGCGCTGCCGCCGTGATATAACCACCCCAAAAGTGACTTTTTGTCGTGCGAAGCGCCATAGTTGCTGTAGCCGCTGTTGATTATATCAAGCCGTTTTCGCGCTCCAACCCGATTTAAAGCGGCTTGTGGGGAAAACACGGACACGATTTTGTCAATAAAATTCAAAGCCGCTCACCCCCTTATAGGTCGCGCGGTACTGCTCTATATACGCGATTTCTGCCTTTATTTGCCGCAATGTTTTCAAGCTCCGCAACTTTGTTTTGCCAAAATTTGATGTGTTCACGCACTTCTTTAAGGTTCGCGCGTGTCAAGGAGCGCGTGCCGATTGTATAACTTTGACTTGTCGCGATCCCCTCTTCCGCTTTAAGCCATAAATCCAAATGCTTTTGCGCTTCTTGTAATGCTATTCCTGCCATTTAAATACCTCCCGAACGTGTTTGCCGTTTGCGGCGCTTGCCGCTCGCTCCCGCCATAATGGTTGTGTTATCATCTTTTTTCTTCAGCACAACGCCCGAAATCTCTAACGCTGCGCGTGCATAATCCCGACAATCAAGAGGTTCATTTCTCTTTGTCCAATTCTCTTTTAGCTTCCAAACATAATGCGCTTTGCCCTTTGTGTAGGTCAAAACCATTCGTTCAGCCGTAAGCCCCTTGAAATAATCCTCTGTATATCCTCGGTCTTTCTCCCGCGGGAAGTGGCAATAATTCGCGCCCTCCTCCGTGACTGCGAGTGCTTGATAAATCAACGCCTTTCCCGTGTCAACTCCAAGAGTGAACAACGGCGTTTGTTCTCTGTTGTTCTTTGACGGGCGCGGTATATAAGGCACGTCGAACCCATCACGCCCTCTTATCGGTAAAATGCCGCGGGAAAAGCGCTTTTTGCAAAATTTCAATACTTGATTGAAATAATGCCCGCCCGCGTCCATACAAGCGCGGATAATCTTCATCTTTGAACCGTCCGCGCGGGTGAACGTTTGGTTTAAAAATGCGTCCAAGCTGTCCCAAACGGGTTGTTGATCTAAATTACCGTAAATGATTTGATACTTGATACCCCAACTTTCACGGTCAACACCCCACCCGACAACCTCAATTTCAAAGCGATCATCTTGCGTATCTATGCCCGCCGTCAGAACAAGCACGCCGTTCGGCACTTCGCAATTGTAATTTTCGCGGCGGTTGTACAGCGAATCGTTGTCAATCTCGCTGCCTTCCTCCTCCCACGTTTGCGCCATTTCGGTATTTGTCCACGCTTTAAGCATTTCAATATTGCCTTTTTTCTTTTCCTCGTTGGCAATAAGAAATTTTTCAACAATTTCTCGCCATTCAACAAAAAGTGAAGCAAGAGAGTTTAAATAAGATCCGCGCACCGCCCTTTCGGGAAAGCGCGGGTAAAATTTTCCTTTGACAAAGTGCTCTTTCCATTCAACTTCATTGCTTACCGTTCCGCATTTTGCACAAACGTAGTCGATTTCGTCAAGGTTGTTTTTATCGAAATGGACTTGCCCCCATTCCAACGGCTGATATTCACCGCAAACGGGACAAGGGACATTCCAAATTTCCTGCGTGCTGTTCTCAAATTCTATTTCGATTCTCGAAGCTCCCTTGACTGTCGGCGTTGAAATAAAAACCTCTTTCTTGTTCCAAAACGTTGTTAAACGCTTTGAAGCAAGCAAAAGCGGATCGCCGTCTTTGCCCGCCGTGGCGGGGTAGCCGTCTATTTCATCAGCAAGCAAAATCCGAATCGGGCGGCTTCGCAATCCTGACGGAGAATTTGCGCCAACAATCGTAATATGCCCGCCCGGAAATTCCTTGTGCAGGATTGTATTTCCGCTGTTCCGCGTCTTGTCGCTTACTTTTTCGCGCAATGCGGGGGTATCTTGTATCATAGGCGAAAGCCTGTCTTTGCTGAACGATTCGCCCATTTGAAGATTTGGTTGCATTACCATAATCGGGGACGGGTCATAATCCATATAGTAGCCTATCGGATTTAAAATAAATCCGTCCGTTTTGCCGATCTGCGCCGCGCTCATAACAACGACCTTTTGAACCGCTACGTCTGAAATAGCGTCCATTATTTCCCGCTGATACGGCGCTTTGCTTGTTTTCCAACGCCCCGGCTCTGCGGAGGTCTTTTTCGATAACACGCGCTTTTCGTCCGCCCATTGCGATAAAGTCATATCGGGCGGGGGCTTCAGCACGGAGAAAATACGCTTAAACAATTCACGGGTTGCTGCTTTCATTGCCGCTTCCTCCATTCCCGAACATTCGGTCAAAATCCGATAATTCGTTCAACGCTTCATCAACAGCCCCTTTTAATATTTTGCTGATTTCCGCTTTGTCCGTTTTTTTGGATAATGCGGGGGACAACTTTGCGGGTATCGCCATAAGTCGGCTTTTAAAGTTAATCAACATATCGGTCATAACGCTTTCAATATCGGCGGAGGTGTGCAAATCGCCCTCTTTAACGCGCAAGTCGTATTCCTCGTTCAGGCGCTTTGCCTTAACAAGTTTTGCCCGCTCCGTGTTATAGTCGATATTTTCCGCGCTCTCGGGATTTCGTTTGCGCAAGTAGTTGATATAATTGTGAATAGTTGGCACAAGCTCATACAGCCCCGTCATTCCCTTGTATTCCTGTATGACATTTTCGGCTTTAAGCTGTCTAACGCGCCGCTCGGAAATATCAAGGATTCGGGCAATCGCTTTCACATCATACAGCTTCAAGGGCTTCCCTCCTTTATGCCGCCATTTTTACCCCACCCCCTATAAAACGCCGCCCCCAAAAGGGCGGAAGTGAAAAAAATTTTATCAAATCTGGACAAAGCCCGGGGTCGCCGAACCCGCGGCACTCTGTAGGTGCTGACAGTACCTTTCGGACGTGCGCCACAA